TGAATGTCAGCCACGATTGCTAAAGCAACTGTTATTCCACTAGCTGCGACAGCTCTCAAATATGACTTAATTGCTGCTTTGTGTTTTTTAGTTAGTTTCATTAATTGCCTTTCAGTAGTGGGATGTCAAACTTATGACCTGGTTGATTTGGCTTAAAACTAATATGGATATGCTTATGATGTGGATTAATGCCCCGATACTTAACCCAACGCCAAAGCGATTTACCTGAACATATTTTACCAGCATGGATTATGTAAGATATACGCTTATCTTTTTTTGCTGTGAGTCGAAGTTGATCTGCCAAAGCATGACTAATCCCTTGTTCGTTAGAAAGGCCAGAGTCAATATCGAGCGCGCATACTTCGGCTGTGTCTGTTCTTGGGTTGTGATCCGATTTTCGAAGTGCATGTTTACTATCAGAAATCCACCCATCGCTGCGCTTATCGCGATCCAACCATGTTTCATTTATTTGGTCGCGTAGCGTTTTAGCAGCTTTAGATAGGTAAGGCTTCATTAGCCAAGTAGCAATTTTGCTTCATCAGCAGTTAAACCTAAGCGATCAAGAATTGCTTGGCGTGCTGCCTCTTTTGCTTCGGCTTCGGCTTTTGCTGCTGATACATTAACAGCATCTAATTCCATTTGTGCTATTTGTTCTGCTGTTGCGTCTTGAATAATTTCTTCGCCAGTTTCGCAGTTAACAATTTTAACTTGTGGTTTTGATTTAGTCATTATTTAACTCCCCAAAGTTCAACAGTTCCGCCTGAAAAAGTTCCGCCACCTTGCGATATATCTAATGAAGTGATTTCTGTATTTGTTTGAATTCCACCAAAACTAAATTGAGCTACATCTGCTCCTGGTGAAGAAGTTATGTAAATTCCAAAAGAACTCCAACCTTTCCAATTTGTGGTTGAAGCATAATCAAATATACTTACTCCCCAAAAATTAGTTGATTCAGTTCTAAGAACAGTTGCTCCGTCATTTGTTAAAATCATTCGATCATCTTGTTGTCTTGCAAATCCGGCATTTGTAGCACGGCAAGTTGTTGAGATGGATGTGTTTCCATTTGGAGCAATTCTTAAATTATCGCTATTTGTATTATTTGTGACATTGTAAATCTTCAAAAATAAATTTACATAGGTTTGTGGGATTGATGATAAAGTCGTAGTTGCACCTGATAAAGTTGTCGTACTAATTAAAGTCATACCACCGCTTGAAGCAGTTGCCCAACTTGGAACTCCACCAGCAACAGTTAAAACCTGACCAGTTGATCCAATTCCAAGTCTTGTGTTTGTATTAGCGGTCGATGAACGATATTCAATATCGCCAAGAGTTGTAGATGGGTTTAATGCTTTTGTGGTTGTATCAATTGATGAACCAAGCGTGCGAATAGCACTTGCGCCATCTTTGACCAGCGCGGTATCGTCTGGAGTGCTCCAGCTATAATTGGTAGTGGTTGCCATTTTATCCTATCCTCATGCGACTATTGTAGCGTATTCCCAAGTTAATGTTGGGCTTAAAGTGTTCCATGCCTCTGTTATTGGCGTGGTATTCCAACGCATCGCCACTTGGCTAAACTCAACAGGCGAAACATTGATTGTCAAAAATAGTTCATTAAATCTTGTGCTCCATGACCAGCCCTCAACATAACCCTCAAACTCGCCATTGGATATTTGAGTTGGCAGGTTTTTGATATTGACTGGCATTCCCATAAATACACCCAGTAAATCATCACGATCAGCGTTGTCGATTTCAGGGTTAGTTATTGGAAAGGTTATGGATTGAAATGATGGTCTTGGATAAGCTCTTTGGGCAATATAGCGATCAGCAATTGCTTGGGCATCGACAGCTCCATGAATCCTAGAATTGATAGTTTCGGCTTTGTAGCCATATAGGGCAATTGATGCGGCATCACTAGCTGTTTTCTGTGAATTGTAATTATTTCCATAATTGATATAAATGTCATTTCTAACATCACCTGAGCGCATAACAGTTGAAAGTCCAGCACCTAAAGCATGACTAGCATCTAATTCAACATAACCATTTGTTAAAAGATAATTTTGTCTGTGGTCTGCATCTGCATATCCAATATCGCCATTGTTTTCCTCATAAATATATCCAAATGCTGAATTGGCAATATCTGAAACGATGTTGTAAATCGTGTCAGTTGTAGTTGGTTGGTGTTGCATTGTGTAAAGACCAGGAGTATCTATTTCGCCTAATCCTAAATTAACTGCATCCTCCCAAGTTTCGGTTGCATCATAAGTTGCCCAAGTTGAAGCTGCTGGCACATCATTCCAAGTTCCAAGTAATACGCTAGAAAGAATGTCATAAATTTGATTGCCATCCTCATCCTGCGGAATGTTGTCATCCCAAATTTCTTTGGCTATTCTGGCAAGTGAACCCATCGCAATAAGTGTGTATTCAATAACTGTTGCTGCTGCACCAGTATTACGAACCTGAACAGTTACATCAGTAATATCTCCACCAAATAAAGATACATAAGATCCAGCAGAGTTTTTAATCTGTAGGCTTAAACTGTCATTAATGTCAAAAGGTAATGTTTGACCATTTAAGGCAACTAAAGTAACTTGCACATAAGATGGTAGTGATTGCTGATAAATGTCAGATCGACCTGCTTGATGTTGAACATCTGAAATAGCGATGTTAGTATAATCGACCCCACCGACAGTTAATTTCCAGACTGGTGAAAAATCAGACATTAGCCGGCTTTTTGTCTAACAGCATAGAAATCGATACTACCTGTTGATCGGGCTGCGCTTTCATTTATTGCTTTTGCAGTAGCTCTAGCAGCACCCTCAGGATCGATTGTGCTAATTGAAATGTTATTTATAATAGTTGGATTTTTAGCAAGAGTTTCACCTTGTTTTTCCAATACTCTAAATTGTGCTTGAAGAACATCAAATTGCTTTTGAGCAGCTGACTTAGATATTCCACCTGTGGCAACTTGGAATGTTAAATCTGCAAATTGATCTTGAACTCTAACTAATTTATCTGCTAAATCTTTTAAGCTAGTTGCACTGGCTGCACCACCAATCCCTCCGGTTGGCGCTCCTCCGATGGGTGCTCCTCCACTTGGTATAAATGATGTTGGTATTTCTGTAGTTGGTATTCCACCAGCAATTAAACCACTTAATTGACCAAATCCGCCGCCACTAAAATTACCGGTATCTTCATCCCCACCAGCTGCAAGTTTAGATAATCCATAGGTAACTGCCACAGCTGCTAAGGCTGCTCCAGCTGCTGCTACTGACCCTCCACCAGTTGCAAACGCAACTGCAATACCTGCTCCAGCTGCTGCTGTTCGTAATGTTTTCATGGCTGTAACTAATGTGCTAATAGCAGTAACAAATGCAATCACTTTGCTAGCCACAAATACACCTGCAATTACTGAACCTAATATAACTAATTCATCCTTAATACTTACGACAAATCCAATAGTTGATCTTAATTGTTCACCAAATCTGAATGCGCCTTGTGTGGCCTGAGTAACACCTGCTTCAACTGAGTTTTGGCCAATTAGACCAGCAACTACAGCCTGTAATGCTGGCACTAATGTTTCTAATGCAAATTTAGCTAAACGCTCTACGACTGGCAGTAATGCAGCACCAATAGATTCTTTTGCTTCATCTATTGCGATTTGAATTCTTACAAATTGCTTTTCAGTTGATAGTGCTTCGTTCTCAGCAAAATTACCAAAAGTTCCAGTAAGTTCTTTATAAACTTTATCAAAATCTTTTGATTTAATTATGTTTTGATCTAAGCCTAAACCTAGACGACCTAGTGAAGCAAAATTGCCATCATAAGCTTTACCTAAACCATCTGTAACAGTTTGTAATGGCTTACCTGTTGCAGCAGATATGTCTAAAGCTAGATTGAGTAAATCTTGTGCTTTTTGAACATCCTGTGTTGATCTAACTAATCTTGATAATGCTGGCCTTAATTCATCATCTGTTACGCCAATAGCAATTGAAGTTTTGTCAATATAGGAAGCAACAGCAGCAGTCTGTTGAATAGTAGCATTTGTAGATGCCCTAATTGTTTCCTCAAGTTTTCTTTGAGCGGCTTGATCGGCAGCGGCATTCTTTACAGCAGATATGGCAAAGGCTGTTGCAGCAGCGCCAGCAGCTGCAAATGCTAACGCAGCTTTCTTACCAAAATCACTTATCTTATCTGCATTAGTTTCAACGGCTTTATCTGCTTCGCCTAGTTTCTTTTTTAGATCATCGACATCGGCAAGGATCGAGAGTTTTAAGGTTCTATTATCTTTTGCCATTAGACCCACTCCTTAAGAATTCTACTAAATGATTCTTCCCATTTGTTAATCAATTCAGGCTGAATTCTGCGAAGGGTTGGATAGATAAACCATCCTCGACTACCTCTGCCTTGCCGTCCAGAATATGTAGGGAACTGTTTGAACTTATTTGATCCAAACTCCATACCGCCCCATAAGGTTTGAGTCGTAGCGCCACCTGAAAACCTTTGTGATGCGAAACCATAACGGAACTCACCAACTTTGCTTGTCTTTGAAACTTTAACGCCATCTGCAATTCTTTTCGCTGCGATGCCTGACTTTGTTCTATTCGCAGCTGCCGCTTTAATTTCCTCAGATGCAAAATACGCCAGAGCAGCAGATTGGCGTTTTGCTTCATCGGTTGCAGTTTCATCCATAAGTTTGAACGCTTTGTAAATATCGCGCAGGTCGGATTT